ATACAATTCTTCCATTGTTAAATCTGGAACTGGCGCTCTTCCATTTTTACTATTTGCTTTTTTGTTATGATAGTTTTCAAATGTTAATGCCGCATCCATAATATATAAGTCAAATGTATCTGCTTTCATCAAAACTTCGCTAGGTAAAAGACCATATCTCTTACCTAATGTGTCAATTTGCATTATTGATGTCATCTTAGGAGAATCGATCACTAATGCATCAGTTGTTACTTTCCCAAAAGTTCAGTAACCTTTCCAATTGCCTTCATCAAAACTTTACTAGGTAACATATTTTTATTACTAATAATTTGTTTACCATTTTCGTCTAAGATAAGATTTTTAACAATATCAATAATATTGCCTGTGTCTTGCTCAGAACCTACGTTTGCAAGTTTAGTAAACACTTCCATAGGTTGACGATCCCAACTATAAAAAACTAGAGGTTCACCAAATTCTTTAGTGGTATCTTCGTCATCTATTGTGAGTTCGACTAACTGGGGTTGTGCTGATAATTCTGATAGTTTCATTTGTTATTCTCCTGTGAATTGTTGATATTGTATTTAGCATTATCCTCTACTGATTCTAGTAGTTGATTTAGTAATGCTAAACGAAATTGTTGTTTGGCTTTGAGTTGCCTAATAGTTGCACCCAAGTTATCTAACATGGGCATCATTTTTGCCTCATCAGCGATGAGTGATCTGAGTTTTTCTTCGTCTGTTTTGAGCCAGACTTGTGTTGAGTCGTTCATTTATTTTTCCTTATAAATTATTAAAAGTGAGTAGGGAGTTGCCTCCCTACTCGATTGGTATAACAATTATGCTACGGTTATGCCTTGTGTTAAAGCGCCGTCTACAGCAATAGTCATTGGGGATACCCAAACAGGAGCTTCAGGGCTCACAGTTGGGGCAATGCTAGTAATGTATCCTTTGCCTTGATAATAGTACTTACCTGTAACATCAATTTCTCCGTCCATAACTACTACGAATTGTACTTCGATTTTGTTTGCAGAAAGACCATTGACACCTTCATATGGTGCACCTGTAGTAGGTATATGAGTGTCATCTCCAAAAAACTCATCTGGTGAGATAACCATATTAGTTTCAATACTGTTATCTGCAGGAGTAGTAACCTTGTTCATATCTGTTGCACAGAAATCTGTCCAAGAGAATACTCCAGTTGAGTTAGTAATGGTAACGTCTTGCAAGCAAACGACATCCAAGAAGTCAAAGCCACTTACTGTTGCTACAGAACCTGTAAAGTCTGTAAGATCAGTACTTAAGTAGATATGAGGTTGTTTACCTGTTGTGTTTACTGTAATTCTTGCCATGTTGTTGTCTCCTTAAGATTGATAGGCGTTATTAAATTCTAAACGTGTTAAGTCAAATGTATAGGTGTGAATTTCACTCCTGTTACCTATAGTCACTTCTCTATCCATTTCAACTGATGTATAACCATCAAAGAAATTAACATTACCTGCTAAGTCTTCGATAGCGTCTTGTATCACAATAGATTGTGGATCGTTTTGAAACGAGATGTATAAAATGTTGAATTGATCTTCAGCATCATACATCGAACCACAATTTTGTATTGCTAATTGGTTAATAGTTCTTGCATTGTTAGTCACATCGTCAACATAAAGACCATAAGCAATGTTATCGTCTTCACTAGGATAAGTTGCTGATACCTCAATAATAGGCGTTTGCAATTTTGCAACTGCCCTAAGATATGCAACAACTTGTGCCTTGTCAACTAGTGGTCTAGACACTTAGAACCATCTCCTATTATTGTTAAAATAGTCTGGATCTGCTGTCCAGTTTTCTTCCAACTTAGTAGTAGGACCATTAGGTGCATCCTGATACAAGTCATAAAAGTTCATCAATTGTAATGCTTTCTCTTGTTCTTTCTCATATCTTTCTAAAGCATGATTATAGTTAGCCGCGTCAACAGAGTTAACGTTACTAGTATCAGAAACGATACTCTCGTAGAAGATTTTAGTCGCCATGAAAGTATCGAGTCTGATTAATGTTTGATCATTCTTAATCAAAAGATTAGGATTGAACGCTGAGATTAATTGACCATTAGGTAAGTTAGAGTAATATGATGCTCCCATCACGTTGTCACAATACTGCGGCCACCAGCCAAATTCTAGCCAATACAAAATTTCTTGTGACCCTACTTGAAAGTAAGTATCCCAATCAACTTGCATTTGTGCCGCACGCCTCTCTGCCGCAGGATCATAAAAAATGATATCTGCTACAGTTGCGTTTGAGACTCTTTGATATGGAACTGACATATTATTCTTCCTATACTAATTTAAACTTATTGTTTGATATTAATAGCACCGCCCCTTCTTAGGTCAGCGACACCTGCACCCATGTAAGCAAGACCAGTTAACCACATTTGTAGTCCACCAGGCTTCTCACCCATCTTAATTTGAAGTCCTTCTTTTAGAACTGTAAAGATAGCAGTTTCATGGAAGTATGCACCAACTAATACGTTAGTTGCCCCGGCACCATCAAATGTGCGTGAAGCAGTTTGTAAGAAGTTGCTGAAAATAACTGCACAACCATATAGGTTAGTTAGTCGACCAGTTGCTAACAATTCTTCACCAAGTGAAGTGATAGCAGAACCACCAGTTGAAGCAGAACCTACTGCTCCGCCTGTTAACTCGCTTAATGCACGATTCATTGAAGAACCAGTACCATTTGAGTCTAAGACTACAATTGGAGTTCCAGGAAGTTTAGCAACAGTGTAGTTTTGCTTGATGTTTCTTACTAGACCTAACACAGAGTTAGACCAGAAAGCAAGTGGAGTTGTACCAGGTGCAGCAGTAGCCGCATAGTCTAGCTCCATAGCACTAACTTGTTCGATAGTTTCGAAACCGTCTGCGCCTGTGTAACCTAAGTTGCCGGTTGCCGCTCTAAAACCTAAGAAAGATTGACAAACACGTTGATCAACTTTCTCACCATATGATCCACCTAACTCTTCACCGATTGTAGCCGCTAATTCAAATGATGTTGTCCATCCATAGAACACATCAAATGCTGTGGCTGCAACTGCTGGAGTTGCTGTGATTGATCTCTGATCCATAAAGTAGTTTTGCTCAAAGGCTGCGCCTGGGTTAACTACTGGACCTTCAAAACCATTACCGTATGTGTCAGGAACACCGCCCTGATATGCACTTGGTGTATAGTCTTGGTAAGTGATAGCCGCAAAGTTTGGAACTAAGTAGGTATCACCTTGATTTGGGGTCACAACTCTTGTGAAATCAACAAGGCCTTGTGACTCATGCATTGCTTCCAATGCGAAATTTGCGATTGCGAAAGTGAAACCATTTTCTTCACCTGAACCGCCGCCTAATACGTATGCCATGATTAATCTCCTTTAAAAATATAATTGGCTATTAACAATTAGTTCCGTTTAGGACTTGAATCACTAATACTTACAGGCATTGATTTTAATCCTACCCCTCTACCTAAACCGTTGCGTTGCTTCCATTGTTTGAAAGCGGCTGGGTCTCTAGTATAATCAGGGATTTGATCTAAATCGCCTCCTGCAAATCTAGTTTGATTCGGTCTTAATCCAGAACCAGATTGAGTTGATTGAGTTTGCTTAAGCAACTTTGGATTGCCTTTTGCTACTTCATCAACAATATCTTTTAACATAAGTGGATTACCATCTTGACCATAGCGTTCTTGACCTTTTGAATTAACAATACTGTAAGTACCATCATCATTCCACTGAATGTTTGATTTTACTTTTTGTATTGCATACTCTGAAAGTTCACTGTCAAACCTGTCTCCCATTGTTTGCAATATATCTGTTTCAAGTTCTTTTGCTCTCAATGCTCGCTCTTTATGATTAAGTTCTGATTGCAACTTTTGAAACTGTTCATGCAAATCGTTGGTTGTGACTCGATTTGTTTGTTTCGCTTGAGTCTGCTGTGTTTCCACTGGCTGTGCGTTGCCACCGGTTTTCTGAGCAGACATTTTTGCAATCATTGCAACTGCATCTTCTACTGAACCAAGTTCTGTACCAGATGCTCTACTCAATGCATTTAAAATACTTTGAGTTTGCGATTTGCGAATAGCACCAGGATTAACCTGATTGCTTTTACTATTCTGCTCATTTGAAGAATTTTGGAAGTCTTGTTCCACTTGTTCTTCTGCAAGGGCTTGTTCGTTGCCAACGATATTTTCATCAATCATTTAATTCTCCTATTGTAACGTAATAACCGTTCATTGATTCATGTTGTATTTATCGACCAGTATTCATACCGGTCAATTGCACTGCAACTGCTTGCTGTGTTTCGTATGATGGTCCAGTTCTTTGTATTGGTACTGATGTACCAGGACCTGCCCCATCGAAATCGTTTACATATTCACTACCATTTTCTTCGCCTTCATAGTCATCATCATAACTAGGTATCTGAGAACCTAAGTCTCTGCTTAGTACTTTCTCATTATCTGTTGTCATTAATGCTTTGATGCTAGGATCAGTGATAGTTTCGATGTATGCTTGTTCGTATTGTGCTACACTTTCTTCAGGTGCTAAAATACGAATAATGTCTTTTGTTATCAAAGCATCAACCATAGCATTTTCAGGCGCTAATGCTTTTGATTCTTTGTAAACTGCAATTCTGTAATTTGTGTCAAATGCATCATAGTCTGTTGCATAGTTGACTTCCCCTGCCCAACGCATATTCATAAAACGTGCGGCATATGTAAAAATTTGTTCTTCTGCGATTTCCATCAATCTTGCTTTTGCTTTTGCTACTCTGTGTAACTGTTTGCGTTCTTCAATAATAGCAATACCAGATTGAACATTGTGGCGTGACATTCTTAGTCCACCTAAACCTAATAAGTTTTCGATTTGATCTAAAACTTCTTTTTGCTTTTCCATTGTTTTAGTCACATCGCCTGTATCAACAGGGATAGTTTCTAACTGTCCTTGCATTGCTCTTACTATTGATCCTGCTTGTGCAGGAACTGAAATACCTTTGTCTGCTCTGATTAGTGTTTTAGCAAATTGAATAGATGTATATGCATCGCATTCTAGTTTGTAGTATTCACGCATTGCATCACTTGCTGAGTCAATGTCTGAGATGCCAAAATCAATTGATCTTGGGTCTTGCTTGCCATAAGCCATAAACCCTGGAATAGCCATGCCTTCTGGATACGTACCTTGATCTATAATTTCTGCTTCGTCATCTTCTCTATCATTTTTGTAGACTTCGTAACTGACCCAATATGAGGGATATTCTTCATTACCCAAATGATAACACTTAAAGTAATAGCACTCATCATTTTCATTTTCTAAAACTTTAATATATTTTAAACAAGGCTTGCCACCATAGATTTCATATTCCCAATCCCATACTTGTAAAGGATTGATTGCTACTACATAAGGTCTGCCTAAGTTGCCCTCGCTTTCTCTAGGCATGTCAACAAAGATCCAACACTGACCATAGATCGATGTAAGATCACCTACGTTTTCCATAAACGCATCCATTGATCTGTTTTGCAAGTCTGCATCTAACAACAACAATTGTGCCCATTCAATATTATCAGGATCAATTGCTACACCTTGTGGGGTAGCAAATTTCAAATCACGTTTGATACCTGGTTCAAAGACTACATCATTGATTGTGTCAACAACATATCGACAGATAGGTTGTGCTACTGTATTTTCAATTAAGTCTATGTAAAGATTTGAATCTTCGCTTGGACGCTTTTTGCGTACATGCTGTTTGAATTGTAAGCCGCCCAAGTATGCATATTGATAACTCAACATTTGAGGGAGCATGGCAGCATAAAGAGGGTTTTGGTGTAGTAGGTCTTTTGACTTCATCTAATGATTCCTAGAATGTCTTATTTATATCTCAACATTGTATTTATTATTTAATGTTGTGTTTTATGTTTACAGTTTTCATCATGCCAACGTGTAAGCAGTGCTGGTGTTGTATAAACGTTGCAATACTTGCATTTGCGTGAATTTTTACTGCCAAAAAGATTGTGTCTACCTTTTCCAATCATATCTTGTGTATTGTCTTGTCTTGTACCTAAATGCAAATGATCTGGGTTACAACATTTAGGATTGTCACATGTATGCATTACTACTTTATTGTCAGGTATGTGACCCTTGTGTATTTCGTAACTTACTCTGTGCGTAGTTCTCATGCCTCCCCTTTCGTGGTCGCCATGATCTGCATCTCTAATCAAACCATAACCAATGTTGTTAGTTGCTCGTTGCCATTCCCAACATTCAGTTTGTTCAATGTATTTACAACTACGATATAATCTTTCATCTAATGGTGTTGTTTTTCTTTGTTTTTTAGCCATATTAAATATCTCCGTATAATTATAATGTATTTATACTTAGAAAATATTTTTTAAAATAAGATATACTTTACCAAATTACGTGGTCAACATCAGGGTTGCTGGGTCTAATAATTTCTTCCCAAGTAGGTCCCCCTTCGTAAAGAGGAGAATAAGGTTTGTATTCTTTACCTGGTTCGTTGTAACGTTGATAACGTTCATCCATGCCTACATATTCAGGCATGTTCATAGTGTCGTGTTGTACAGGGAACAAATGATGTATGCCATATCTGATACAATCGCCTAAGCCATCGATGTGTGCATACTTTGCATCTGTATACTTTGTAAGTTTTTTACGTGAGCCATCTTCAAAGTGATAACTCTGTAACGCTTCTATCAATTGTGTATCATAATGAGATACTAACAAGCCGCCCCTGTTGATAAATGCATTACTAGAGTTATCTGTGTCGCTTACAAGAGGATTTGACTTTCTTGTATTGACGATTGTGAATCCATACTTTTCTAAGATTACTCTATCAGTGACACCAAACACGCTAGTAGTATCACGGTTCGTTTGTGTTCCTGACATATCGATAATAGAGTATATTCTACGACGGGGATAATCTTTTCTGATTTGTTGTGCTAGTTGTTCTGTACCACAATCTTTAATTGCATACGATTTTAATATTTCAATCTTACCTGATAACTCTCCGGGTCTAGTTACTTGTGCAACAGTACAACACATAACACGTTTGTTAAAATCGTGGAATGTATAAATGTCGCCTAGATTGTCAAAGATATCATGGCAGTGTTTTGCTTTATTAAATGTATAGAAAAATTGATCTTGTACGCTTTCCCATGAACACATATAATCTTGCTCGAATTTAAGAGGAGACAGTATACGCTTTTGTTCTTCTATAAATTCTAAATTACCAGAACGCATTTCCAAGTAATTCATGTGCCTAACTATGTATCGATCTGGATTATTGTTAGCAAGAGTAAACAGATCATAAAGAGGTCCGTTTCCGTTGGGTGTAGAAATTACAATCAATCTACCTTGAGTATCAGGTGACCCAACACGGGGTCGCAATCGGTTTGTAATTTCTTGTAGAGTATCTTGTGAATAAAGTGCGGCTTCGTCTGCTACCCATATACCTACGTTTAAACCACGTAGATTTTCTTTCATCTCTGCTGACTTGCATCTGATAAAAACACCATTAGGGAATTTGATAGTAAGTTCACTATTGTTGATTTCTTTACCATCACGTAAACCAAAGTGTTCAATACAACTTTGTTTAAGTGGCTCCCAAATCAGTGACTTAATCATTGATCCAGTAGGAGCACTATAGATAATATCTTTACCCTTATGATATCTTTCATCACTTGCAAACAGTGGAAGGGCGACTGATGCTAGAAATGTTTTGCCTGATCCAACAGGCACTATATCAATGCAATGCTTTTCTGTAGTAAGCCAGTCTTGCATGATAGTTGCTTGTTCCCCATAAAGAGGAACATCTATTGCATTTGTGTTACGCTTTTTTCTTGGCATCGATTACTGTTAGTTTAGGTGTTACATCACGCCACTCAGGTAATTCTTGTTGCGTAAAGTTAAAACTGTTATGCAACGATTGTCCTAGTGTAGTATGATCGATTTCATGCTTGTCTGCTACTACTTTTGCTAATAACATTTTTTCGTATGCTAAACGTGCATTCATG